GGATATTGAGATCCGTAAGGCTGAAGAGGGGGGATACTCTCTGACTGACGATGATCGGTATGCACTGTACGAAGTACATGCTGACCTTGTGATTGACGGTATTGATGATTCCGAAGACGAGATTGCCAAACCGTATGTAGTAACTATAGAACGTGGATCGGGAGAGATCCTAGCGATTCGTCGTAACTGGAACCCTGAAGATCCACTATCGTTGAAGCGTCAGCACTTCGTACATTACCCGTATGTACCGGGGTTTGGCTTTTACGGTCTGGGGCTTGTTCACATCATTGGTGGATATGCTCGGGCAGGAACCTCCTTGATACGCCAACTTGTCGATGCCGGTACGCTCGCTAATTTGCCCGGTGGACTAAAGTCCCGTGGGCTGCGTATCAAAGGGGACGACGTTCCTATTGAGCCGGGAGAGTTCAAGGATGTGGATGTGCCGTCAGGTAGTATTCGTGACAACATCATGCCCCTACCATACAAGGAACCGTCTCAAACACTTTTGGCATTGCTAGATAAGATCACTAACGAAGGCCGCAGACTGGGCGCTATTAGCGATATGAACATATCTGATATGTCCGCTAATGCTCCAGTAGGCACAACGCTGGCGCTTTTGGAGCGTACGCTGAAGCCAATGGCTGCAGTACAGGCCCGTGTTCATTATGCCATGAAGCAGGAGTTCAAGCTCCTCAAGGCTTTAATGGCTGAATACGCGCCAGCAGAATATTCATATCAGCCGGTACGAGGGGAGGTTACTGCCCGTCAGGCTGATTACATGATGGTAGATGTTATCCCCGTCAGTGATCCTAACAGCTCTACCATGGCGCAGCGTGTAGTGCAGTATCAAGCTGTCCTGCAGATGTCGTCTCAAGCACCGCAGATCTACGACTTACCTCAACTGCACAGGCAGATGATTGAGGTTCTGGGAGTAAAGAACGCAGATAAACTTGTTCCTGTGAAGGATGACATGAAGCCTGCGGACCCACTAAGCGAAAACATGAACGCGTTGATTGGCAAGCCTATGAAGGCGTTTATCTATCAGGACCACGAAGCGCATATCGGCGCACACATGGCGTTCATGCAAGACCCACAGGTCATGGGTATGATCGGGCAGAACCCACAAGCAAAACAGATTATGGCATCCCTGCAGGCCCACATTGCAGAGCATCTTGGCTTCAAATACCGCAAAGATATCGAAGAGCGGATGGGAGCCGAGCTACCACCACCAAACGAACAACTTCCAGAAGAGGTGGAAGTACAACTCGCACGTGTGGTTGCAGAGGCTGGCAAACAGCTCACACAAGCAAATCAGCAACAGGCTGCACAACAAGCCGCACAGCAGCAAGCACAAGATCCCATGTTTCAGCTTCAACAGCAAGAGCTACAGGTCAAAGCTCAAGAAGTGCAGCGTAAAGCACAAAAAGATGCTGGTGACATGCAGATCAAGCAAGAGGAGCAGAAACGCAAACTTGTTAAGGATATGGCAGATGCCAAACTTGAGGAGCAGCGGCTTGAGCTTGAGAAGATAGAAGTCGGTATTGACGCTAAGAAGGCTGGTGTGCAGATGCGAGCTAACAAGCGTGCCGAGCAGAATAAGACAGATCTGGAAGTAGCCAAGATTGTTGCTACAGGTGGAGGTAAAGAATAATGTCTAATAACACAAAACCTCTAAAAAAAGTCATTAAGGGTCTGAAAAAGGCATCAAAAACTCACGCTAAACAAGCAAGGACATTAACAAAAATAGAAAAAAATCAAAGAAATCAACGCAAACGCACATTTAAAAAGAAGAAGTAGAATGGCTAAAACCGTCTTTGACGTGCTTTCTGACAAACTAAACGAGGATAAATCCTCTGCATTAGAGTTTCTTGGTGCTGGCGGAGCTAAAGACTTTGCCCAATACAAGGAAGTTACAGGCTTAATCCGAGGTCTTGACGCCTGTCTTAACTATGTAAATGACCTCTCGCGCAATCAACTGGAAGATGATGATGACTGAAGCAATCAAAAAAATTACTCCTGATGAAGATTGGGATGCACAACTACCCAAGCCTTGTGGATACCGCATATTGGTGGCTCTGCCTGACATTGAAGATTACTACCAAGGTAGTAGCCTGCTGAAGACAGATAGTGAAAAACACAAAGAGTACATCATGTCCATCATGGGAGCAGTGATCGACATGGGCGAAAGCGCTTACAGCGATGAAGAGCGGTTTCCTTCCGGTCCATGGTGTAAAGTGGGTGATTATGTGATGTTCCGCATGAACACAGGCACTAGGTTCAAGGTAAATGGCAAAGAGTTTAGGCTGATGAATGACGATTCCATTGAGGCAGTGGTTCCTGATCCTCGTGGTATCTGCAAAGTATAAGGGGTTAAGTAATGGCGTTTCAAAAGATTGAATACACATTCCCAGACGAAGATACTAAAAAGCCAGAGATTGAAGTGGAGAGTTCCGATGCCGTCGAGGTTGATCTTTCTGGCAAGAAACCTGAGAAGTCTGAGGCAAAACCTGCGAGTAAAGAGGACACTGAAGATGTTGGATTTGAGGTTGAGGTTGTTGATGATACGCCAAAAGCTGATAGAGGGCGTAAGGTTTCTGAGCCACCGGCTGATATTACTGATGACGAACTTGAAGAATACTCTGACAAGGTCAAAAACAGAATCAAACATTTCAGCAAAGGCTACCACGACGAAAGGCGGGCAAAAGAAGCAGCCCTCCGTGAAAGGCAAGAGCTAGAAGCGTATGCCAAAAAACTGGTAGACGAAAATAAAGAATTAAAAGGCACGGTTGGTAAGAACCAATCAACTATGCTTGACCAAGCCAAACGATCTGCTGCAGGCGATCTAGAGCAAGCCAAATCTAAATACAAAGAGGCATATGAGGCTGGAGATGCAGAGGCAGTCGTCGAAGCACAAGAAAACTTAACCGCTGCTAAGATTAAGGCCGATAGGTTAAATAATTTCAAACTTCCTGCTTTACAGGAAGAAGAAACTCCTGTTAACTTACCAACAGAAACCGCCCCAGTGGTAGTTGATGCTAGAGCTGATGAGTGGGCGCGGGCCAACCCGTGGTTTAACTCTGACGAAGAAATGACATCGCTAGCACTAGGGTTGCACCAGAAGCTCCTGAATAGCGGCATAGCCGTAGGGAGCGACGAATACTACGAGAAGATAGACACTCGTATGCGCCAAGTATTCCCTGAGAATTTTGAGGATACTGTAGAAGTCGAAGAACCGAAAAAACAACCAAATGTGGTTGCACCCGCAACGCGGAGCGTAGCACCTAAGAAGATCAAGCTAACGCAAACACAGGTTAACATCGCTAAACGACTTGGAGTACCTCTAGAATTATACGCCCAAGAGGTTGCAGCAGAGATGAGGAAAAACTAATGGCCGAAAACCGTATAGACCGTGAACAGACCACCCGCGAAAAAACGACCCGTACTAGAGCTTGGCAAAGACCTGAGACCTTGCCGTCACCGAATCCCGAGCCGGGTTACGCATTTCGCTGGATTAGAGTCGCCACGCAGGGGCAAACTGACGCCACTAATGTTTCTTCCAAGTTTCGTGAAGGTTGGGAGCCTGTAAAAGCTACAGACCATCCAGAGATTACAATGGCTACTATCGAGAACGAGAAGTTTAAAGATAACATTGTGATTGGTGGGCTTATACTTTGTAAGGCTTCAAAAGAACTGATTGATGAACGCACCGCTTATTATGAGCAGCAAACTAGAGGCCAGATCAAATCAGTTGACAACAACCTTATGAGAGAAAACGACCCTCGTATGCCGCTCTTTCATGAGCGACAGTCAAAAGTTACTTTTGGCTCTGGGGGTTAACATTAAACCCTTGTTGTCTGGAGACAAATAGATGGCATATCCTACCATTGATGCCCCATATGGCCTCCGCCCAATCGGAATGATTGGTGGCCATAGCTATGCGGGTTCTACACGTAAGATCCCCATCGCTTCAAACTACGGCACTGCTCTTTTCTACGGAGATGTGGTGCAGTACAAGAACGATGGAACTATCATTATCACCACATTACAGAACGACACCTCTGTAGTAGCTGGTGTTATTGGTGTATTCATGGGAGTAAGTTACACTGATCCTAATACAGGTCAGCTAACCTTCCGCCAAAGCTACCCCGGAAGCATTGTAGCTTCTGATATTGAAGCCTACGTATGTGACGATCCAAACGTACTGTTCAAGGTGGTAAACTGCACTAGCGCGTCTGCCGATGGCGCAACTGGTGGACTGCTTCCTGCGTATGTTAGCCGTGCTAATGCAATCTCTTGTAATGCAGAGCTTGTTCTTAACACTGGTGTGACAGCGTCAGGTAACAGCCGCATGGGAGTGTTTATTAACAACGTGGCAACAATCTTACCGATTACTGTTGTTGATGTTGTTCCTGACACTGCAAACAGTTCAGGTAACTTTGTAGAGTTTATTGTAAAACTCACGCAGGGCTATCAACGTTATCAACAAACTGCTGGCGTATAAGGAGGGGTAGACAATGGCTATTTCACGCGCACAACTACTTAAAGAACTCCTTCCCGGCCTGAACGCTCTGTTCGGATTGGAGTACGCAAAATACGGTGAAGAACACGCAGAGATCTTTGAAACAGAGACTTCTGATCGCTCTTTTGAGGAGGAGACCAAATTATCGGGCTTCTCAGCAGCACCAGTCAAAAACGAAGGCTCTGCCATCGAATATGACAATGCACAAGAGGCATTCACCGCTCGCTATTCACACGAGACCGTTGCAATGGGCTTTTCAATCACTGAAGAGGCTATTGAAGATAACTTGTATGACTCACTGTCAGCTCGTTATACAAAGGCTCTCGCTCGTGCTATGGCGTACACAAAACAAGTTAAGGCAGCGACCATTCTTAACAATGCCTTTTCTAGCGACACTACATACGGCGACGGCGTAGAGCTTTGCTCCACAGCCCACCCGCTTGTTAATGGTGGCACCAACTCTAACGAGCCTGCAACTCCAGCGGATCTTAACGAGACTTCTCTTGAAGCCGCCGTTATCCAGATTGCTGGTTGGACCGACGAGCGCGGTCTGTTGATTGCTGCAAGGCCACGTAAGTTGGTTATCCCACCGAACCTGCAGTTTGTTGCAACTCGTTTGTTGGAAACTGAAGGACGTGTGGGAACAGCGGATAATGACCTTAATGCACTTCGCAATAACGGTTCTATCCCTGAAGGATATACGATCAATCACTATCTGACAGATACTGATGCGTTCTTCCTTATGACTGACGTTCCAAACGGTTTGAAGCACTTCACACGTAGCCCAATGGCTACCTCTATGGATGCTGACTTTAGCACTGGCAACAGCCGGTATAAGGCCCGTGAGCGTTATTCATTCGGTGTATCCGACCCACTGGGTATCTTCGGTTCACCCGGAGCTTAACTGGATTAGAGGGGGGTGGCTTGCTACTCCCCTCTTTTTCCTATACGATACATTATCCCTGACAGTTGCATTGAGCGACTGACACTAGCCACGACAGGAGATAGACATGGCTAATACTACCTTTAACGGTGCAGTCCGCGCCGAAAACGGATTTAAAGTTGTAACTAAAAGCTCCACTTTAGGGACTTTTACGGAGCAGCTAAACGCTAGTAGCGGTGGCGTTCTTGAAGTTCAAAAAGTCGCTACATCTGGTAGAGATAACATTGTTGCAGCAGGTACAACCGTAGGCTCGAATAACGCCAGCTTGGGTACAGCAGCTACGATCTTTAACGTCACACCAAACGCACATGGTTCTGGTATCGCTGATGCAGCAATCAACACCTTTGTTAACAAGGTTGGTGGGGATATCGTTACCACGATCCTCGTTGATCTGCATGGTGGACTAGCATCTGGCGGTGCAGCCAACGATGTTATCGGTACTGATGGCGGGGCAGCAAATGCGTACATCGCAGAGCTTACAAGCGCAGTAAATGGTGTTCCATACAAGATGGAGTTCATCTGTATTGAAGTGCCAACTGGCGGTGATCCAGATATTAATCTTGTTTGTTCTGCAACAGGTACAACGGCTGAAAACGCTGCTGTAACCAGTGGCACTGTATTGTTTAACAATGGAGACCTGACATTGGGGCTTCATAACGAGGCTGATGCGGGTTCTACACTGGCAGCTTTGAGCAAGAAGTATCTGTATCTTACATCAGGTGATGCTACAGAAGCTGCTTATACGGCTGGCAAGATCGTTGTTAAGATTCACGGTGCAGCTTTTGACTATGCTAATGGCTAATATTAACGGAGAGGGGGACACCTCTCTCCTTTCTTGAAGGAGATTGATATGGGTCATAGCTCAGACATAAAAGCTAAGTTTATTAGCGATGAGAACGCATCAGATGATGATCGTTTAGTAACCGCCGCAAGACCAAACACCAGTGCAACCATGGCTAACACCACCTTCGCAGGGGGCGGTGCTAGGAACGTTACTGTCACGACCACAGGCACGGGCGACAATGCAAAAACTTGTACGATTACAGGTACAGATGTTTTTGGTGCCGCTATGACAGAAGTAATAACTTCTACTGGTAGTGCTGAAGCTGTGGCAGGCACTAAGTTGTTTCTGACAGTAAGTGCTGTCGAGTGTTCCGCTCAGTATGCAGCAAACATTAAAGTAGGGTCAGGAGATCTTTGCGCAGAAGCCATAAATGGCAGCAATAGAATCAGACTCAAAGGATTTTCTATAGTATCTGGTGGCACCGCAGGGACAGTTGAGTTCTTCAACAATACTCCTGAAAATGGTTCTGCTTTGTTTAAGTCTCGTACCATAGGCACTGACAATACCACATTGGATAGAACTATACCAGCAGATGGCGTTCTGTTTGAAGATGGCATGTCGGTCAAATATACGATAGCTACTATAGACATGATGACGTTCTTCCATGGCTAGACGTAAAGGCACAATGAAGGGCCATACGATTGGTGGCGGACATAAGCGCCCCACTAAATCTGGTGCTGGAATGACTAAAAAGGGGGTTGCTAAATATCGTAGAGATAACCCCGGCAGTAAGTTAAAAACCGCAGTTACTGGTAAGGTAAAGGCTGGTAGTAAAGCTGCAAAACGGCGCAAGTCATATTGCGCTCGTAGTGCAGGACAAATGAAAAAGTTTCCGAAGGCTGCTAAAGATCCTAATTCAAGACTGCGGCAGGCAAGGAAGAGATGGAAATGCTAGATGCCGTACTTACAGTCCAATATACCATACTTCAAGGCTTGGGTTCGTAGAGAATACACCAAGAACTTAGAAGAGTATCACGGCGAGTTTCTACATGCCATGGTTGTTGCTGTAACTACTATGCCCAACCGCACTCTTAGCTTTCAGGTTATCTTCACAGGGTGTGAGTCAGATGACACTGACGAGCCTAACGTACATGGCGGTGCAATGTGGGCTAGGATGCCCCTCACAGCGCTTGTAGCGGACACACCGTACGAAGAGTGGCCTACAGAGCTACCATCCTACCTAGCGCAGCCTTGGGACTGTATGTCCCACTATCATTCAGTATACAAGATTGAACGAGCATCGCCCGCGCCTTGGATAGCCAAGGTAGATGGTGAGTTTTACCCTGCAAAATATTACTTTACTGTCGATTACACAGACAGTGAGATCGCAGATGATCCAGCACAACACAAACAAAGCCATGTGCTTGAATTGTTAGATGCTGGCGAGTTTACAGGTAACATGGTAGCGTTACCTAATAATCGGGTGCGAGTCACGCATCCTGCATGGTTTGAGACAGGGCAGGGCGCGCCCGACTTCAGACCAAACCAACATACCTTCAACTCAAAAGAGGATGTGGGGTATGTGTGGGATACTGAGCGCGTGTTCAACAACCTGTATAAGGATGAGTAAGATGAAAATGATGATGAAGAAGAAGGGTATGGCCAAGGGTGGCATGACTAAGAAGGGCTACCAAATGGGCGGCATGATGAAAAAGTCAAAGAAAAGTAAGAAAAGTAATCTTATGGATGCAATCGCTCAAGTGGACCAAGAACAGAAGCCCAAGCCCAAGCCCAAGCCTAAGACCGATAGGCAACTTATGCAAATGAAGGGCGGCGGTATGGCTAAGAAGGGCATGGCTGCTGGTGGTATGATGAAGAAAAAAGGCATGGCCAAAGGTGGCATGACCAAGAAAGGTTACTCAAAAGGTGGTAAGGTCCGTGGTGTAGGTATAGCTTCTAAAGGTTTTCGTCCTGCAAAAATGGTCATGATGTCCAAAGGTGGTAAAAAGGGTGGTAAGAAATAGTGACAAAACGTAAGGATCCCAAAGTTGGCACAGGAAAAAAACCAAAAGGATCAGGACGTAGGCTCTATACTGATGAAAACCCTAGAGACACAGTTGGCATTAAATTCGCTACTCCAGCAGATGCTCGAGCGACAGTCGCAAAAGTTAAGAAAGTTAGAAAGCCTTTTGCAAGAAAAATTCAAATCCTGACCGTAGGTGAACAAAGAGCCAAAGTGATGGGTAAAACCGAAGTTGCAAAGATCTTTCGCCAAGGCAAGGAAAGTATAAGAAAGGCTAAAAAAGATGCCTAAAGACGCTTGTTATCATAAAGTAAAATCTCGCTACAAGGTTTTCCCGAGCGCATATGCTTCAGGAGCCATTGCGAAGTGCCGAAAAGTTGGTGCTGCTAATTATGGCACTGGCGGCAAAAAGAAAAAGAAGAAAGCCACTGGGGGAGTTGTACAACTCTCTGGTGGTGGTATGGCTAGAAGAAAACGGGCTGCTCGTAACCCCAACATAGCTAGGGGCTGCGGTATAGTTCAAGAGAATCGCCGCAAAGTTACAAAGTACGTGTGAGGCTTTTATGGCGGTACGTAAAACCAAGAGCGGGCTGGCGTTAAAACGATGGTTCAAAGAGGATTGGAAAGATGTACGCACTGGCAAGAAGTGTGGCAGACAAAAGGGTGAAAAACGTGGAACTCCTTACTGTCGCCCTTCCAAACGGGTTTCTTCAAAAACTCCAAAAACGTCGTCCGAAATGTCGTCCTCTGAAAAAAGAAAACGTATTAGCCAAAAGAAACGACTCGGACAACCAGCAGGTAAGCCAAGACGAGTAGAAGCAGCTCGCCGGAAAAGGAAAAAATAGATGGCAACGTCAGGCACCACCGCATTTGATATGGATTTCACTGAAATCGCTGAAGAGGCGTGGGAGCGTGCTGGGCGTGAAATGCGGTCTGGGTATGATCTTCGCACTGCTCGCAGGTCTATGAACCTGATGACTATTGAGTGGCAGAATCGCGGCATCAATATGTGGACTATTGATAGCGGTACAATTTCAGTTACTGCAGGAACAGCACAATATAGCTTGCCAGCAGACACTGTGGACTTGCTTGACCATGTAATCCGCACTAATGCGGGCAACGCCGCAACTCAATCGGATCTCACCATAACTCGTATTGGTGTTAGCACTTACTCGTCTATCACTAACAAGTTAACAACTGGTAGACCAATTCAAGTGTTTGTAGAGCGATTAGCAACGCCCAGAATAAATCTGTGGCCTGTGCCTGATACTAGCTACACATTTGTATATTTTAGAATGAGAAGAATAGAAGATGCTGGTAGCGGAGTAGAAACAGCAGATGTTGTTTTCCGCTTTTTGCCCTGTCTGGTTGCGGGGCTAGCGTATCATATAGCCATGAAAGAACCAGAGCTTGCAGGTAGGATTGATATGCTCAAAGCAGCGTATGACGAGCAATACAATTTAGCTGCTGGTGAAGATAGAGAGAAAACCTCTGAGCGTTATGTGCCGAGGATTGCTAGGATTTAGTTATGTCAAATAGATTTGCGTCAATGAAACGGGCAATAGCTGAATGTGACA